GCCCGCGCCATCGCCGTCATATACTAAAGATTGTCCTTGAGTAGGATCAGGCGAAAAGGTTACATCATCTAGATCACTTATAACACCAGCTTCAAAGGCGGTCCCAGCGTTGTCAACAGCTACTATCTTATTAGCCCCTGGGCTTACGTTTAAGTTGGTAGGCTCAATCGTTGCGGTTTGGTCCTTCAAGAATGTAGACGCTAGGTTTGAATCAGCAACCGCTCCCGCAGAATCTTCTAAAAACGCTGAGTTTGCCTCAGCTTGTGTGTAGACTTCAGACTTTGTGTAGTAGTTGCTAAACAGTGTAGAGGAAGCAACACTAGACGTAGCACTCGCAGCCGTTGATATCAGGACATGGTTAGCATCAACGTTTGCAAGCTTGGCACTTGTCTGCGTAAACTCATTAGTGCCAATGGTAGAACTACCTACAACATCCACATTGACAGGGATGTCATTCGCTCTACCAACGCCCGTAACTTTTACTTTTATTGGAGTATCATCTACTAAAACACCAACGTTTTGGATAAGATGAGTTGCTCCACTAGGTTTTGTTAGTGTAGCACGACCCGCATTTAGAGGAGAGACATATACCGTTCTACCTACATCTCCTGCGCTGGGGGCAACATCAAAAGTTAAATCTAAAGCTGTTCCAAAAGTTACTACTGGGCCAGAGTTATTAGTGGTTATATTCTCGCGAACAATACCAATACTAGGCATCGTAGCACTAGAGTTAGCAAGTGCCAAGGATAATTCAGGATCGCCTCCATTAGTTGCATCACTAATATAGACTATATCACCTTTTACTAAATTGCCTGCATTCGGGTTAGTTCCAATTATATATTGGTTTTGAGGGTATTGACTAATCCAATTAGTGCCGTCATAAACAATGTTGTGATCTTCTTGTAAATCAGATGTATCTACACCACTAAGACTGCTAAGGTAAAGGTTAACATCAGGGCCTGTGTCTTGATTGACGCTAGTTACACCACCAACACCACCACCTGTTATTGTTTGAGGCTGATACTTACCATCGCTTGTCCACGCTAACACCTGATTGAGCGATGGAGGATTATCTCCGATATCAGAGAGATCAGAAGTCTTAAATTGAACCTCTGCTAATCCCGAAACGTTATCGTTGGCATCATAATTGATGACCAAAGGATACTTGTTTTTTATTGCCACAGATTAGTCCCCTTACGATTGATACTGCTCTGGATCAACTTCTTCCTCATCTTCGCCTTCTTCTTCTTCCTCCTCTTCTTCGTCATCACCACCCATGATTCCAGATAAGAGGTCTTCGAGTTGGCTTAATGCGTCCATAACTTCTTCTTGAGTTTGTGAGGCAGGCCCCTCGTCTTCGATATCACCTTCGGGGGTCTCGTCCACTTCTTCTTCCTCAGGAGGCATTTCTTCTTCGCCTTCTTCGGGCGGCATCTCTTCTTCACCTTGGACTTCAGCAGCCGCAACATCAGCATCAGCACCTGGGGGAGGAGCTTCCTCACCACTGTCCATAGGATCTTCCGAACCTAAGTCAGCTTCTTCTTCCTCTCCTTCCATTTCCACACCTCCATCAGCCATGTCTTGGAGCTTAGGCGACAGCATCTTAAGAACGTCACCAATCTTACCAAGATCCTCAGCGACCTTGCTAAAATCCATGTAGTTCATAAGATTGCTCTCATTTAAACTTTCGTAGTATTCAGCTTCAGCGAAAACTTCGTTTAAGAAGTCTGCGAGGTCAATAGTTTCAGCGCCGTCTTTAGACGGAAGGATTTGAGCAAGCTCAATAAGAGTCTTTTGAATCAAAGAACCCTCTGGAGTTCTGCTAGCTAAAGCCCGGAGAAGTTCAGCTTCCGTGAGAGCTAAGTTTTTGAAAGTCGGAATATCAGTCAGGCGCTTGATGTCAATACCATACTTTTCATTCAAAGTTTCAAGCACAAAGCTTTTGACCGGCTTCTTCATTCGGTAAACGTCTGTGGCAAATGAATTGAGGTCTTTTTGTTTAACCTGAGTTTCATTTAAGGACATTGCGTTCTTAAGGATTTCTGAGATTTGCTTCTTGGTAGCTAAGGCAAAGTAAGGAATCTCAGTAATTGTTTGGGCGACCTGATGACGGATTGCTTCCTCATCATTTTCAAACACCAATGTGGCAAGCTCGTGAACCTGTTGGTTGTCGATCCAAATCTTATCAAAGCTCTGCTTTGCTTCCATGATTTCTTTTTGAACGAGTTCTTTCCTACAAAGATACTCATAAAGATCTATTTTACCCTTAGGACAAACTTCAAAAGTTTTACTTTCTCTAATCTCTTCGATGTCCATTCTTGGCAGTTCAAAAGAAGTCGAAACTAAAGCAGTAAGTTTCATTCCGTTCTGAATGCCAGGAGTTTGAATAACTTCTTTATTTTCCTTAAGATAATTTATTAAATGATCCTTCGCTTCATAGAGACGACCAAATTCTTTAGAAGAAATAATAGAGGTCTGCTCACCAAATCTTTCAACCTTTTCTTGGAGCCTACTCTTGATTCTGCTGTAGGACATCTTAGCTTCAAACAAAGAAAGAATCTCATCAAAAGATCCTTCAGCATCTGAGTAATCATCTTCTATCAGGTTAGAAAGCATACTTGTAATCTTATTATTGACAGAGTTCTCATAAACTTTCTGATTCTCTAAAATGCTTGCATCTTCAACCTGCAAATTAGAAAGCTTTAAAGTAGGCTTGAAGGAGTAATTTCCTGTAATGACATTGCCGCTCTCAGTGAGATAAGTCACCACGCCACCCTCAACGCCGAACATCTCGACGTTTTCTCTTAAAGTTCTAGCTAAGTAATCCCCAATTTTAATAAGGTTACTGAACTCTTTACCGCGATTTTCAATAAGATTAGTTAACATGATATAAAAGCTTTCTCAAAATTATTTAGACTGTTCTCCCTCGTCTTGTTTGTTAAAATGATTCTTCATTTTAAAGTCTTCTAAGAGCATAAGTAGCTCATCATCACAATCAGCTTCAATAGCTAGAGATTTCATAGATTCTAAGTCCAAGTCATTAGACTCCTGAACTGGAGGCGGCTCTTCTCCTCCGGCGGCAGGAGGTGCTCCTCCGGGCATACCAGACTGCATCTGTGCAAAGACTGGATTGCTTTGATCTTCCTTAAGACCACTTTCAATTTCTTGGATCTCATTATCCGAGAGTTGGTAGTAATCTTTATAAAGTTTCTTGACAGGGAAAATACCAAGACCCTTGACCGCCTGGACAACTCTAGTCTTCTGCTCGTCAGTATCCAACATCCTCTTGATTGCCATGTCAGACGGGGCAGGAAGTTTAATCTTAAGATCATCTATAAGAGTCTTAGAGAATCCTCTGAGCATGAGGTGTCTTTTAGCCAGAGTCTCTAAACCAATCTCGATTGATTTTTGGATTCTGGTAATAACTCTCGCGAATTTAACATCAAGCTGAGATAGGTTAGCTTTACGGTCAGGAGCCTGATCCTTCTCAACAATGTAGTCCTTTGGAATCTTAAGAGCCGCGAGAAGCTTATCTCTAAAGTATTTAACGTCGTCAACTTCTCCTAAGTTCTCAGCACCTTTCAGAGTCTCAATTTTTGTTCCAGAACTCTTACCATTGACAGCGAGGTAGAAGTCTTCATCAGCAGCAAGAGCGTTAAAGTTTTCTTCAATGTTACCAGTCTTAGCGTTGTAACTCTTACGCTTCTTAAACTTATCCATCTGCTTCTTAATGTGCATTTCAGCCTTAGAAGAAGGCAGTGAACCCGTGTCAATATAGAAGATACGACGTTCAGGAGCACGCACAAGACGATAGATAAGCATCGCGTCTTCCATCATTTTGAGGCTCTTGTAAGTCACTCTAGCAGCCGCAGCGATGGATTTACCGTAAGGGTAGTGAGTTGGATCAGATGTGTGAAGCCTGAAGTGGATTATCTGCCCAGGATCAAGATTAATCATATGGGTATCATCCAATCGAGGACCAATACTACCATAAGTGGACCAATCGTTCTTTTTGGGGACTTCCTGAATAAACTGTCTTAAGTAACCAAATTCGTCTTCAACTCTAAAGATGAAGCCTGGGTTGAGGATCTTAATTCTCTGAATTCCTCGTTTCGCATTGTTAAGGTCAATAATGGTTTCAATAAACATATCACCATACTTAACAACATTTCTGGAGATGTCCCAAATGTATCTACTAAGATTAATCTCATCGAACATGTTGTCGATTTCAGTCTTAACCATGTCATCATCGGTTACGATCTTCCAAGGGGAACCATCCGCATTTTCCTGCGTGCAGTCATCACTGTAAATATCGAATGCGGATGAGATCTCAGGGTATCCATCCATATCTTCATACTCTTTATACCTCTTTTTTCGGTCGTGCTCTACTTGAGGTAAGACAGGGTAGAATGTCTTCTGGTGTCCAAACTCAGAAGCAATCTTGATGACATCCTTGGATTGGACAGCATCCCCCTGCATAGGTTTAGGAGGTGCGACCTTTCTCTTACTAACCGGATCAATATACTGATTGTCTTCAATCTCCTCTACTTCTCTAGCAAAGAACTTCTTGAAGAACCTACCAACTAAACCGAAAGGTTTATTGTAGGGTTGTTGCGGATCCGCAAACTGTGTAAAACCTTCCGCCCCTTCTTTTAATTTCTTAGCAGCCATTGAATGTTCTCTTCTGTTAACTCATTTCTAGAAGTCTTCACCTTATATGTATGAGCGTTCTTAATGGCTGGTGGGATATAAGTCTCTTCTTCTGCTCTTTCTATGAACGCATTCCCTCTTAAGTTGTTAAAAATGTTGATAGCTGTAGCGAAAGACATAATTAAATCATCATGACAGTTAGTATCTGGCCTTACTTTACCTGTATCAGAGTCAATAACAAAAGTTAAAAGCTCATTGACCAACCTATCAGAATTAATTAAAACTTTACCTGACCTAATATTGTGTTCGAGATCGGCTAATAAATTCTCTTTATTCTTTTGTGTAATCATAATTCCGATCTCTCGCTTGTCATCCATCATCAAGTTTTCATACTCTAGCTCTTGCTGTAAGAAGTAGATTAGATTGTTGCCTATACCATTCCTTTCAGGACATACAAATGCAGTGTTGTAAAGTCTAGCTTCATCTGCTATGATTTTTGCGAACTCATTGATAGGTGTTCTGTTAGAGTAGAACTCAGCCACCTGTTTACCATTATAGATGTCGATGATGTGAAAGGCAGAGTAATCTCGCTCTCGTCCAATCGACGGGTCAGCAGCTAAGACATACTCATGATTAGGTTGTGGATCTTCCCAAATACGCATTCGGTTATTATACTTGATCCAGTAATCTTGATTACAGTTCTCCTTTAAACTACGTAAGATCTCACCTTCAATATAAGTTTCGCCTGTCCCCAGGAAACTAGCTTCATACTCCTGTAACCATTCTTTGTAGCTATGTTTGCGGCGAGTCTGTATTTCCCACTTGTCTACATTTATTGGAGGATTACATGATTCCATCTGCTCGTAGAGCCATTCAAAACCTTTGTGTCTCTTATACTCTGGATGTTCCTGCCACGTAATATCAATGGGATGGAATCCATTATCACCCTCCACAGCTTGAGTATACATCTTGTGGAACCAGTTACCAATGCCGTTAACCGTAGAGAGGCACACCACGCGGCCTCCAGTGGACGTTGTAGGGCCTACAGCAGCCCAAATGGTATCAATATGCTCAATGAACGCAGCC